TGCAGCAGTATCGTTAAAATCTCCCTCAAGGCCGCGTATCTCGCGGCCTATGCGTTGCCGCTGTCTAATATGCATTGCCGAGTTTCGGCCATTTTCGCCCAATAAATTCGAGATGCATGCAAGTAGTATTAGACAGGCTAACCACCCTCTCCGGCGTTCTGCCGACCGAACCAAATCCCTTCTGGCTGCATCTCGTCGCTCGACACTAGCCGAAAGGCCGGCACTCAAATACTGTACGCACATACAGCTAAAATCGAGTGCACCATGGACATCGACACAACCGGCTTCGAGCTCGGGTCGCCGACATATATCCAGACGCTGAAGCATCAAAGCTTCATGCTCTGCGCCGAAATCGAGCAGCTCCGCGCAGAGCTGGCTCGTGCCAATGACTCGATCAGGAAGCTTGTTGATCTCAACAGCGAGCTCAATGGGCGGATTATCGCCGAGCACCGGAGAGCCAACGGCGCGTACATTGACTACGTCAACCTGATGAATCACGCCAAGTGGATTTACGGCATCGACCTTGACCGCGATGACGAGCAGAGGGAAAGAACCAGGCGCCTCAACGAGCAGCTCAAGGGCAAAATCCGCCCGAGGACTGATGAGCCAATGCGAAATCCAAACATCCCGCGCCCGCATGGATTGATGCCCTCAGTCGACGACTAAGCTAAAAGCTCTGCTAGAGGGAATCGATATGTGCGGAAGGCTCACGCAGTACCGCGGCATTCACGACTTCGTTGCGGCGCTGAGCATGCCCGGAGCGCTTGTGAACAACGTCGGAGATCAACAGTTGGAGCGCTACAACGTTGCGCCATCAACGATGGTCGCGGTGTTGCGCGAGGGTGACGCAGGCCTACAGGCCGACCTGGTGAGGTGGGGTTGGCGCCCGCACTGGGCCACAGATCGGGCGGCGCCGATCAATGCCAGGGTGGAGAAAGTCGCACATGGAGCGTTCTTCCGGGCCATCTGGCCGCATCGGGCGGTCACGCCAGTTGATGGCTGGTTCGAATGGGTGAACGAAGGCGGATCCAAGAAGCAGCCCTATTACATCCGGCGGCGCGACGGGCAGCCTTCATTCTGCGCCAGCATCGGCCAGTTCAGTGGCGGTGAGCACGACGGCTTCGTCATCATCACCGCTGACGCCCAAGGCGGCATGGTCGACGTGCACGACCGGCGACCCGTGGTCCTCTCGCCCGAGCTGGCCAGAGAGTGGGTCGACCCCGCGACCAGCAAAGAGCAGGCCGAGCAACTGGCGCTGAATCTCGGCGAGCAGCCGGAGGTGTTCGAGTGGTACCGGGTAGGCGCCGCCGTAGGGAATGTACGCAATCAAGGGCCGGACCTGGTGGAGCCTATCGACAAAGCATCGTAGGACGCCTCGCACGCAACTCCCGCTATTCGGGCTTCGTCATAAGCTTTCGCCAGCTCTCCCGCTCGAGCATCAGCCCGCGCGAGCAGGTCGGAGAGCACCATTGCGGCGCCGGTGGCTGCCTTGCCTCGGGCGATAGCGGAGGAATCTGGGCCGGGGCAACTGACACCGGCGGCGAACTGGCGGGCTTCGTCGCGCAGCCGCTCGCCAGCAGCGTTAGCGCCAGCAGCATCGGCAACCGCAGTCTTCTGTTCTTTCTGTGCATCGTCCTTCGCCTTCTGTTGTGCCGCAGCCCGGCGTTGTTCCTCTTCCCGTGCGGCGACCTCGGCCTGGGCCCTTGCGTCGCTATCGGCCTTGTCCCGCTCCGCCCAGGACTTCTCCCACGCGGCGCGCTCGACGCTGCGACCGTGTTCGTAGATGCCCCAGTACGATGCCAGCGCCGCCACCATCACAACGCCGGCGCCGAACGTGCGCCAGGTGATATCCCCAGAAGCAATGCCCATCACGACAACGCCCTCCGAATGCCCTCATCCACGATTGAATCCTTGTACGGGTTGAGCCCGTTCTCATGCACGATGATGCTCACCAGTGCGGCGCGAAGCGCCTTCGGCTCTGCGATGTTGATCGAATCGCGAATGCCCACGCCCAGGCGCTTCGCAAAGGCTTGGGCATAAGACAGGGTGTCGTTCTCGTTGCTGGGCGCCCAGCGACTGATGAACTCCAGCGGCGTATCGATACCGGGCTCCCCGACGCCGGGCATCCCGTCTTTGCCGCGATAGTTCAGCAGCAGCTTGCCAGCCGCCCGAATGCCGTTCTCTGGGCTGTCGAAGACCGCGAATCGGCCACCAGGCTCCTTACCGAGCTGACCTTGCCAGTTGTTGCGGGGGTTGAAATCGATGTTGCCGGGGTTGTTGTTGCGAATGCCGCGAGGGGCCATGGGTTTTCTCCAGGCAAAAAAATACCGCCAGGTGGCGGCCGGTGGGTTCGGGCAGGATCAGGCCGGCGGCGCTGGCCAGTCGATTTCGGTCGGGTAGTTGGCCTGGTCCGGCAGCCGGTTCAGTGCCACGCGGTACCGCTTCCATTCCTTCAGCAGCGCGACCTCGGCCTCGGTCGCTTCGTCCAGATCCACGGCATCCTGCAGCGGGACAATGGCTGCGTCAGCGATTGCGCGGCGGCGGGCCGCTTCTGCCTGGGCTTGGGCAAGCGCACCTTCGGGGGTCGGCTCAGGCAGCGGCGGCACCTCGGTCGGCGGCAAGTCCTCGACCGAGACATGCAGGGTGATGCTGTGGAGCAGGTCCGCGGGCTCACCCTCCTTCGCCACGCTGACCGCCAGCACGCCGTCTGTAAACGAGGTGGCCACGGATGCGCCGGCATCGAGCTGGTTGATGACGTAACCCCAGCCTTCCGGCGGAGGAGCCATTCCTTGGGTGCCGTGCACCAGGTACTGGCCTGGGCCAGGGTGATCGACGGTGATATCGGACTTGCCCAGCGACGTGATGTCGATAATCGAGCCGTCACCCAGAATGTTGATTGCTGCTCGCGTCATGGTCAGATCGCCTTGAGGGTGCCGTCTGCGGCACGGGTTGTATTGCCGTCGTGGTAGATCTTGCGCCATGTGAGCCAGCCAGCATTGCCCGCCAAGGCGCGGAACCCGATTTCTGTCGACGCGTAGTCAACTCCGATCTGAGCCCCGTAGTTGAGGCCTGAGCCGGAAATGGCGGACATCTGGATGAGCGCTCCAAAGCCGGTGCCATGTGTGGGGCGACCCACTGTGTTTGTGTCGTAACGGTAGATGCCAGTGTTTTCGATCTGGCTTCCGCTGACATCTGAGGCATAGGGAAGCCCAGGCGAATAGTTTCCACCCAAGCCATAGGCGCCGCGAGCCATCAGGGGCCCGGTGCCGCCGATGACATCCCGTGTCGCAGCGACTCCCAGTCCCAGGGCTGTTCGGGCGCCGGCCGCAGTAGTCGAGCCGGTGCCGCCCTGGGCGACGGTGAGCGCGGTCGCCAGCCCGGAGATCGAAGTGATGTCCGAGTTCGCGCCGCTCTTCGCCGCGCCGATGTTCGTGCGCAGCGTCGGCAGATCGGTTGCATTCCCGAACAGCGCCAGCGTGCCGCCGAACTGCTCAACGAACTGGCGCAGGCGGTCGGCCGACTCTTTGACGTAGCCCTGCAGCGGGGCCAGCGCGTAGCTGCCGCCCGCGATCGTCGGCCCCTGATATGCAGGAAGGATCGACAGAACCAGGTTGCTCGCGATGTTCGTCACTTCGTACCAGCGCCCGTCCGGCCCCTGGAATGCATCACCCACCCGACCGCTTGCCGGGAAGTTCGTGCCGACACCCGTGATCGTCGTTTGCCCGGCTGTAGCCGAGACTGTTCCTGCCCTATACCAAGGCATAATTTCTTCCTCTTCCTTTAATTGTGATATCGCCCGATAGGGAATTTGCAGACGGGAATGCTAAAGCAGGCACCATTAACCCCTTGCCAATACCAGTTGCCCCCGGCCGTTTGAATATTGCAGTTAATTGCAAGGTCAGGAGCGCTGTTTGTCCTGATGCGTAATGCAACATATCTGTTGTAGTTGATCAGCCAGCTAACCCCTCTATCAATGCTGGTGACCGAGATAAAATCATCCGCATCAATTACCAGCCCGCTGTGATAGAGATAAACCGTAGCGCCTGGGGTCACCGTCCAATTCTTTGTGAATTTCCCATAACGAACAACACGATCACTTGACGAGAAAACTACACTTCCATTCTCATCTGAAACCTCCTCTCCGAATTCGAGCGTGCTACGGGTGTCGGCAAATTTCGTGATGACGAACTCCATTGTGAAGTTATGCACACCGCCAGACCCTGAGCGCATTACACAACCCGTCCAGTTCCCCGGTCCGCCAGTCAGGGTCGCGTAAACGCTAAGGCTCGGGTACCCGCCTGCCATGACCCGAAGAAAAACCTGAGGGGGCTCGCTGGTCTTGACCGGCCTAGAGAAGGTGAAGCTTCCGTAGCCCTCGGTATCAGCGTGGCTCGATGCAATCGTGAAGGTCCCTCGCTCAGAAAAGACCATCACCCTATTCCTGCTCGATATCGTTACGCTTCCGTAATCGTTCCGCGTAACCAATCCGTAATCCATGCTACCCCCACCTGACTACTTCAATGTTGCTGGCCACTGTCTTGGCGTACCACCTGTCCAAGTAGTTTCCTGTACCAGTTGGCTCTCTCCGATTTACATAGCAGTAAATGCCAATCTGTGTTCCGCCCAAATCTTTATACGAAGGAAGCATTGGCCAGCTATCTGGATAACCTGGCTGGGCGTATCCTGCATATGCAAGCGGAGTGATAAGCACAAAGCACTTGTTGGGATCGTATCCGGGCACATCAAAAACAAATGATGGCGAATAATTCACACCCGTCCCGCCTGTTGACTGCGCGGGGATTGAGAACTTCGCGAGCGTAGAAAGTGTGAAGTCGTCAGGCCCGAAAGTCTCGACGCCGTTTTCATCGCGAACCCGGTGACCATATCTGGCTGCCATTAGTTGATTCTCCCTACAGCTACTCGCTCAGTACCCGCAACGTCGTAGACATACAGGCCGCCGTTGTTCAGCAGGGTGGAGCCGTTCGCATCCTGTCCGCGCAGAACGAACGTGCCGGC